CGCACGCCTGTCGAGTCGATTGAGCGTATGCGGGAGAACTTGACGGACGATGATTCGTTCAAGCGTGAGGCTTTGGGGATCTGGGATGCCGAGGATTCGGCCCGCGTCATTGATGAGGTTTCGTGGAATCTTGCAGCGGATCCGGCGTCTATGGCGATTGATCGGCTTTCGCTTGCGATTGACGTTCCCCCGAACCGCTCGATTGCGTCTGTTGCCCTGTCTGGGCAGCGCGCGGATGGGCGCTGGCATGTGGAGCTTGACGATAGCCGCAAGGGCGTCGATTGGGTTATTCCGTGGGTTGTTTCGCGGGCGTCTAAGAATCGCTTGCACGCCGTTGTTGTTGATGAAATGTCGGGCCTTGTGGAGCGCCGGCGTGACCGTAACTATCTGATCGGCACGGACATTGTTGTGACTCTTGCGGCTGCTGAAGGCAGGGACATGGCTATCGCTTGCGCGAAGTATTACGACGGCATCATTGACCGCTCGGTTTTGCATACGGATCAGCCGCAGGTGAACGTTGCGCTGTCTCTCGCCCGGAAGCGGCCCCTTGCGGGTGGCTGGGCTTGGAACCGCAAGGATGCAGCATCCGATATTACGCCTGTTGTGGCGGAAACTCTTGCCCTTTGGGGCGCTCAAAACGATAACGTGCTACGTCCTTCGCGGCGTGCTGGATCTAGGACGGCGGTGGTGTTGTGAGCTTTGAAAAGCTTACTGTTCCTGGGCTCAGTGACGACGAGCTGGCGACCCTGAATGAGAACGCCGAGGAGTTGGCGGACAAGTCTCGGCGGAACCTTTTGCGCTCGTCTTACTATGACGGTAAGCGTGCTGCCCAGCAGGTCGGCAGTGTCATCCCGCCGCAGTATGCGAACATCGGGCTTGCTCTTGGCTGGGCCGCCAAGGGTGTTGACGGCTTGGCGCGGCGCTGCAACCTGGAGAAGATGATTTGGGCCGGCGGCGATCTTGAGTCGCTTGGCATGTCTGAGCTTGAGGAAAGTAATTTCCTGTTCTCGGAGGTTTCTCAGGCGCGCACGGATTCACTGCTTCATGGCGTCTCTTACCTGATTACCACCAAGGGCGATACTGCTGCCGGCGAACCTGCCGCTCTGGTTCACGCCAAGGACGCCCTCAATGCTTACGGTCAGTGGAACGCGCGCAAGCGTTCGCTCGATAACCTCCTGTCAGTCACTTCCCGCGAGGACGGCAAGATTACCGGCTTTGTCCTATACCTGGACGGGCTGACGATCAGCGCTGACAAGGTTGATGGCGCGTGGCAGGTGTCGCGCTCCGAGCATCCTTGGGGCGTTCCTGCTGACCCGCTGGTGTACCGTCCGCGGGGTTCCCGCAGGATGGGGCGTTCGAGGATTACACGGCCCGTGATGAGCCACCAGGACTCGGCGCTTCGAGCGCTGGTTCGGCTTGAGGGTCACATGGACATCTACACGATTCCGAAGATGATCCTGCTGGGCGCCGACGAGTCGATCTTCAAGAACGCTGACGGATCCCAGAAGGCATCTTGGCAGGTCGCTCTTGGACGGACCTTCGGCATTCCGGATGACAACGACTCGAATGTCGCCAATCCCCGCGCTGATGTGAAGCAGTTTGATGCTCAGTCGCCTGACTCGCACCTAGCGCAGTTGAATGCTCTGGCTAAGTTGATGGCCCGTGAGACTGACCTCCCTGACTCGGACTTCGCGCTGACTGACATGGCGAACCCGACGAGTGCTGATGCTTATTCGGCGTCTCGGGAGAACCTGATTTCTGAGGCTGAGGGAACGATGGGTGACTGGTCGGTGCCGATTCGGCGCACGGTGAACCGGGCCCTCGCGATTCAGAACGGGCTTACGGAAGTTCCCGAAGCTTGGGGATCCATTGAGACTAAGTGGCGCTCACCTATCTACCTGTCTAAGGCTGCGGCGGCTGATGCCGGCGCTAAGCAGATCGCGGTTATTCCGTGGCTTGCTGAGACTGAGGTCGGGTTGGAGCTGTTGGGCTTGGATGAGCAGCAGATTCGGCGGGCGATGGCGGATAAGCGCCGCGCCGCTGGCCGGGCTGTTGTCGCGGCTCTGACTCCGACTCCCCCGACAAATGCTAACGGCGGGTGAGTCTAAGGCGGCGTTGCAGCTTGTCACCGCCGCCGCCGTAAACACGGTCACGTCGCTACTTGGCAGGTCTTCGGGAACACCCGAACAGCGCCGCGCTTTGCTGCTTGATGGCGTCCCTGAGGTTGTCGCTTACTACTCGGCAGGGTCTTCCGCGCTGGCGGCTGACTTCTACGACGATGAGCGGGAGCGTGCGGCGCCTCCAAAGCTGTATCTCGCTGAGCCAATAGTCATCGACCGCACGGAGAAGATCCGCCGGGCTGTCGCTTGGGCTTCTGACCCGCTGTTCGCTGGTGATCCTGGGGCTACGGCGGGTCGGCTCGCTGATGTTGTTCAGCTTGAGTCGGCGCGCCCGTTTCGGGACACGGTGCTGACGAACCGGCGGCGGGATCCTTCCGCGGTCGGTTGGCGGCGGGTGACTAATGGCGGCTGCAAGCTGTGCGTGATGCTGGCCTCTAGGGGAGCTGTCTACACAGACCAGACGGCAAGGTTCGCCACTCATGGGCACTGCAAGTGCACCGCGCAGCCGGTGTTCTCATCTAACGACTACGGCGACGAAGCGAACGTCATGCAGTACGTGGCAAGCCGCAAACGACGGACCCCGGAGCAGCAAGCAAGCCTCCGCGAGTACCTGAATACCAACTTTTCAGATTTCCCCGGATAACTGGGGGCAGCGCTACGGTCGCGCTTCAAGACCGGTCTTATGTCCGACGGGACGGAAACGGGGCAATCCGATGAGTAACGAAACCACGACAGGCACCGAGCAGCAGGCCGCGCCGGTGGGCACTCAGGAAACTGAGCAGGCCACGCAGGGGCAGTCGTTCTCGCAGGCTGACGTTGAACGCATCGTCAAAGAGCGTTTGGCGCAGCAGGCCAAGAACAAGTTCGGTGACTACGACGACCTGAAGACCAAGGCTGGCACTGCGCTGACCCTGGAGCAGCGAATCGCGGAAATGGAAACACGGGCGCAGGCCGCTGAGGCGGAATCGCGCCGGGCGGCGATTGCAGCCGAGTTTGGTATCAGCACGAAGAAGGGCCCGAAAGGCGAGCCGTCTGACGCTGACCTGTTTCTCACCGGAACCGACGAGTCCACTCTCACCGCACAGGCGCAGCGCCTCGCGGGTCGGGAGGAAGACCGAAAGAAGCAAGGCAACTTTGCCCCTAAAGAGGGCACGACCACAACCATTGGCGGAGAGACGGAAGACCTTCGGGACTTCGCTCGCAAGCTTTTCAACAAGGAGTAAAACATGGCCGCTCTTACTACCGGCTCCCTGACCATCCCGAAGCAGCTTCTTGAGCCGTGGGTAAACAACATCCACAAGGGTTCGACCATCTCCCAGCTCTCGGGTTCCATCCCGATGAAGTTCGGCGCGGGCGAAGCTTTCGTCTTCGATTCCGGCGAAGCTGAGTACGTCGGCGAAGGCGCTAACAAGTCCTCGAACGATGTCACGAAGACGACCCAGACCGTTGAGCCCTTCAAGTTCCAGAAGACCATTCGTTTCACGAACGAAGTCCAGTGGGCCGACGAGGATCACCAGCTCGGCGTGATCCAGGAGATCCTGACCCAGATCCAGCCGGCGCTTTCCCGCGCACTGGATTACGGCGTGATTCACGGCATCAACCCGAAGACCGGCGCTGTCGTTGCTGGAATGACTCAGCGCCTCACATCCGCTACGACCGCCGTCGAGCTGGCCGCTGCGGACGCTCCGTACGTGTCCACCGATGCTGCTGTTGCCGCCCTGCTGGCTGCGAATGGTGTTCCGAATGGCATCGCCATGGACCCGAAGTTCGCCGCGAAGATCTCGGGCCAGCGCCTCCCGACCGGGCAGAAGCTCTACCCTGACTTCACGTTCTCGAACGAGTCTTCCAACTTCGAGTCTCTGCGTGCGGCTACTTCCAAGACGGTCGGCGCTACCGGCGTTGCTGCCGTTGACACGAAGATCCGCGCCATCGTCGGCGACTTCTCGGCTATCCGCTGGGGCGTGCAGCGTGCTATCGGCCTGGAGCTCATCGAGTTCGGCGACCCTGACGGCAACGGCGACCTCAAGCGTAACAACCAGGTCGCTTTCCGCGCCGAAGTTGTTTACGGCTGGGGCATCGCTGAGATCAACCGCAACTTCGCCAAGATCGTTGACCTGGTCTAATGCCGCGTCTGCGTAACGAGTTGACCGGGGCTGTGATGACCGTTGAGGAATCCACTGCTGATCTTTTGAGCAGCGAGTGGAAGCCCGAGGCGGTCAAGGCCGAAGCGGAAGACAAGCCCGCGCCTCGCCGCGCGCAGTCCAACAAATAACCGAAAGGGGCGGTCATGTCTGTGACGCCAGCGATGCTTGCAGTTGCTTTAGGGCAGGCCGCCCCTGAGTGGGAATCAGCCACCTATCAGCAGTGGCAGATGTGGGTTGATGATGCAGTAATGCTCATTGAGGCGCGTCAGGCCAAGCTTGGTTCCGCGGCCCCGGATCAGGCGAAGGTTGATTACGTTGTTCGCGAGGCTGTAGCGGCGCACATCAAGCGCCCGGACGATGCCACGCAGGTCACAATTGCCGTCGATGACGGTTCGTCCTCTCGGTCGTACAAGTCTAGCAATGGGCGCGTCACGATCCTGGATGAGTGGTGGTCGCTGCTGGGGCTGGTTGAGACTAGCGGCGCATTCTCGGTCGACATGGTGGGCACCGCCTCGTCGAGGCACCTGCCTTGGTGCTCTCTCATGATGGGCGCGAACTATTGCTCTTGCGGCGTGGA